AATATTGAGAGTACACCTCTGGTGTATGGAATTAGACTTTGACAGTATACCTATAGGTTAATTACCAGAAGTATATATGACTATTGGGTTATACATAAAAGGTGCCATAACGACACCTCTCGTGAATGGAATACCTAGTTGAAGGTATACCTATTACCAGACAGGCCTGTCTGGCGTGTAGAATGGTGTATCTTTATCATCTTCGTCAGTATCAACTTCATCACCAGTTATTAGCGAAAGGGTCGATAACAATGCTTCCTTTTCACTTTCATCGAACTTGGAACAAGCCATATTGACCGATAAGTCTAACTTACCAAGCACTGAATAGGTCTTGAGAATGTGGGTTAAACGACGAGTCGAGATAACACACTCAATGCCACCTTGATTAAAAGAAGTACGAATGGTTTTTGCCCACCGAGTTAAACGTTCAACCAACTTATTGTTCTCAGAACTTGTTAAATCAATACCATACTCAGTACAATGCTTAATCAATATATTCTTTTCTTGAGAAAGTGTAGGCCACCCTTGATCAATAACACCCGCAAACCGCTCCATAAATGCATCATCTATAATGGTTGCTGCTGAAAATGAACCATCTTCTGAGCCATTACCTTTGGTATTACCAGTAGCAATAATATTAAAACCTTCTTTAGGATGAATGGTTTCACCCGTACGCTTGATAACAAAAGAACTCCCTTCCATAATACCCTGTAAACACATTATCTTATTAGAACCACGATCAATCTCGTCTATAAGAAGTATTGCACCTGCTTCCATTGCATTGACTACAGGACCTTTCTCAAAAACTGTATTACCATCAATTAAACGCATTCCACCAATTAAAGAATCTTCATCAGTTTCTGGTGAGATCTGAACTCGAATCATTTTACGCTTTACTTTAGCACAAGCTTGTTCAATCATAAAAGTCTTACCATTACCAGATGGACCAGTAACAAGCATTGGCATAAACATCTGTGAGGATATAATAGACTTAACTGTAGAAAAATTGGTTCCAGGAACAAAATTAATTGCAGCTTTAGGAACTTCAATATCATGCTTGATAGGTATAATTTGTGGTTTTGTTGGAACACTTTTTAACTCAAAATTACTTACATTTTCCATCGTGGCTTCCTTAACTTCTGTTTTAATCTGAGCTGTATTATTAACTGCTTTAACTGTTGTCTCTTTTTTATTACGTGGCTTTTTCATCGGTGGAACATTATAATCATTACCATCACTATCAATATACTGATAATTACCTTCAGCTACTGTAACACCACGTTTTTTACCAGTTTCATCAAGAAGAAATACCTTAATTAATGCAGGAACTTCAGGATCATCTGACCATTTATAAACTCGTCGAGCCAACGTCTCAATTTTATACTCACCATTGAAAGTCTCGTTACCACGACCTAAATAACCATTAACAACTTTAACACTTTTTACTTCACTCATAATATTTCCTTTCCTCAATTTATGCATATATTATATATCAGTACCAATCAATTGTCAACACTTTTTTGTTAACATTCAGTAATAATTTCTATAACCTGCTGTTTAACCTTCTCAACGTCTAAATCGTTATTATATAAACTCCACCATTTCTTAAAGCCAGGTGAAACTTCTGTACCATCTTCATCAGATTTATATGCGGCTGATTCATAACCACCAATATATACCTCAATCTTAACTGCACTGGTAAATGGTGAATATTCAAATAATACGTCATTACGACTTTGGCTTTGCTCATAACAAAAATCTAACAGAATCTTAATCTTTTCTTTACTATCCATAATAACACCTCTAAGCCTTTCCGTTTAATATGGGTATATTATATCAAGGCCGCGGACCATTGTCAACACTTTTTCATCCCTTTTTATTAACTTTTAGTAATAAACAATCAATAGTTATACCGTCAAAGTCTAATTCCAGACACCAGAGGGGCTCTCTCTGCAAGTACAATACTGACCATATAAACAAAAAAAACCACCCGAAGGTGGTTAAGTATTAATCAATCTTATTATTATGTATATACAACCGCAATATTCTTATAATGGGTCATAATATAACCAGTACTTTCTTTATCATGCTCAGTTAACTCACCAGCAACAATACGCGGGTCTTCTAATTTTACGTAACTACCTGATGGTAATAATACTGTTTCTCCAACTGAATACCCAATAGGTTTATTTTTAATATCGCGACCTAACTGAACTACTGTTCCACACGTTGGTATTGGAAACTCAGTTTTAAATTTTCCTTCTATTTCATTACCTAAATGGTCGACCGCTTGAACGTCATATGGCTCAGGTATAATAATCTCAATTGCGACCATTTCACCTAATAACCGTACTCCCTTAATACCTTCTTTATTAATCATTTCCATTTTATTCTACTCCTTCTTCATCTAATGGCATTAGTTTATAACCATCTGCCTCTATTAATTCTGTAACTAAATCATCGAATACTTGAATAATTGCTTTCTTTGTCATATGTTTACTTACGTGCACCGGTACAAAATCTGGTGCAATTCTACTAAGCTCATTACATAAAACTTCATAAATACTGATAATCTCAGCTTTTTTCATATCCATTGAAACGGTAGGAAGCTCGATATATTCAAAATCTTCATCTTCAGACTGTAATAATGTTTCTTCATCAATACTTGATAATGCATCCTCAACTATTGACATTACTTTCTTAATTTTTTTATTTTCATCATTAGCTCTATCAGACTGAACTTCAATCATATGCTCTAAACGTTCTGTCGCTTCAGCAGCTGTTAACCACATATCATCATTCTTATTAATAATTAAATCAATCTCATCTTCTGTTAAAAAATCTTTATATAATGTTCCACATACAACGTTTAAATGAGCTTCGTGCGCTTTAATTGACTTTAACATATCTGGCATTTTACCAATTTCTACACTAGATGATGTATGAAACATAAAAGATGCCAATGGTGAAATATTCCACTGATTACAACCTAGAAAAATTAATGTTGCTGCACTAGCTACTAAACCCTCAGCATGAGCACTTACTCGCTTAGCATTAGAACCCGCTATTGCAGTACATATCTGAACAGCTGTAAATAATGAACCACCCGGAGAATTAATATGTAAATGAATCTCATCCTCTTCTTGAGCAAATCTTAATACTTGAAGCAATTGCTGAAAATCTTCACTGTGACCAATTTCTGAAATATCAAAATCATACTTCATACCTGAAAGCGGTACCGCTGTAACCGGAATTAATGAAGCACCAAATAAATTACCCATAGCCGGCTTCATTGTTTCTTTATTATCTGGTGCTGTGATCATGTTGTTCATTGTTAGCATAATATTTTTACCTTTTTATTTATTTTTTATTATTTAGATACTATATGAATGTCGCCAGTTCCCTTTAATGTAATCCTAACTGTACCTGAATTTAAAATTCCTGAAGTAATTGACTCAAGAGCAAATTGTGAACTCATATCAATAAAACTATCTGCTGTTGGATTGTCACCATATGCAATCTCAACACCAGTCGCATCTCCAAACATTATAGCAAAATAATTGTTATTAGTTCCATATCCTTTGCTTTTTACTTCAAATGTCATACCATCACCAGGGATAGTATACTTGGTTGATGTTAATGTATCAAACTCTGGTAATATAATTTCTGTAGCCATTTTGTAACCTTTTAGTAAACTTATGAAATATGGGGCGTTTAAACCCCATAGTATATTATTATATTTATAAACCTAAATCTTCAAGCAAATCATCAAGATTATCATCCGCATTATCATTCGTAACCTTCTCAACTTTCGCTTTTGACTCTTTACTAACTGGTGTACTCTCTGTAACTTTTGCCTTTGGACTAATTTTTAAAGTCTTATTCAACTTATCTTGTAACTCAGCAGCTGACTTGAACTCACTAGGTGCTACAATTTTTGACAAATCATGAAGATGCGTTTCCAACTCACCAAGCTTTTTCTCATCTCCCTTAAACAACTCAGACTTACCTTGAAATGCCGATTCATCATAATTAGGGAAATATTGACCTGGTACAGCTCCCGGTACACGCTTCACCTTAAGAACAAAATTTGAACCTTCAAAAACACAAGTTACATCTTCTGGATCAATACCCATATCCTCATCAGGATTCATTTTTGAATTGATCTTATCCATGATCTTCTGACCAAATCGGAACTTATATACATTACCTTCCGAACTAGGATTTTTTGTATCTTTAATAACTAAAATGTTAGCCCAATATGATAACTTACGCTTACGTGCTCGTACTAGGTTTTTATTACCCTCATCACCTGTATCCCACAAATCACCATTCATAGCACATACTGGACACTCTCCACCAACCGTGGTCGGACAATTCTCAATGAACCAACGAGAACCTTCTTTAAAACCATGATTATAAATCTTAACAAATGGAACTACGTGACCAGTTGTATCTGTGGCTGGCAAAAAACGAATAATTGCCGTTGAATTACCCTGCGCATCAGTTGTTGGTTTCCACTCAGTAAGATCTGGACCGTAATCCGCGTTACCAGTTTTAGTTAGTGATGCTAGTTGTGCTTGAATGTCTTTTACATTTTTACGGGCAAATGCCATAATATCTTTCCTTTTCTATTTTATTTTTAAACTATATATACTATTATATACTTTTTCTAATTTATGTTTTTAACAAATTATTTTATATTGTCATTGTTATCCAATTGAGTGTATATTATATCACAAATTCTGTGATATTGAACACTTTTTAAAATATATTTTCTAATACATTTTAAAAAATATTCAACTTATTATATGTAACTATTATATCATATCTATTACACGATTTGAACACTTTTTATAAAAAATATTACTTACCGATTAATATGTTCTATATCACGATAAGTAATATTTGACTATTATATAACAAAACTAAAAACTATTGAACACTTTTCTTATACTTATTTACTATTTCTTTAAAAATACCGTTTGCCATCTCTGTATCTATATCTAATATCTTCTTATAACACTTTAACTTAGGCGATGCCGTTGGCCATAAAGGATCATAATCAGGTATTCCTGACTCTATCTTATTAATTAAACCTAAAATAGAATCCAATATCATAAATGACTCTATAGTAATAAAACCCTGTATAACCATCTTTAATATAGGTGGATGAATACTATCAGAATATATCAACTCCTTAAATTTGAGTTTATGAACTTCCATATACTCAAACAAATAATTAATATCCTTAATATAATTACTATAAGCATTAATTACATTAGCATTCCGCTGCTGATATATATCTATAGCATCCTGATCCATTAAATCAAAAACTGACTTATCAGAATTATGCAAAAAATTATGCACAAATATCATATAATTATGCTCAATAGTAAACTTCTCAGCTATCTTGTTAAAGAAAAACTTATCGCTCCTACGACTAAAGGCATCCTTAGTTATCTTCGAACTAACCGAATATTTCTTTAAATCATAAGACCCATTGAAATGAGCCTTTACCAAACAATAAGTCTTAAACGTCTCATAACCATCCTTCCTAATACTAGGCAATGGGTTATACACTTTCAATAATTTTTTAGCCATCTCTTCCTTTTAAAAACAATTAATCATATCACTACCACAAGTCTTAGTCTTAGGTTTTGGCTTCTTAACTTTAGTCTTCTTGATAACTTCTACATCTTGCTTAGTTAATACACCCTCTGGCTCATGATGAGCTAATGCACTTTGTGAACTCAAAAAAACTACAGAACTAATAAACATACCTACTAAAAATTTTTTCATCAATCTATCTCCTTTATTTAAATAATTACCGCAACATCCTGCGGTATACACCTATTTCTCTCGAATTTATGACAACTAGTTAATAACACAACTACAAATATAGCTAATACTAACTTTTTCATCAATTTATTCCTATTTTCTATACGGCCCAACTATGAACGTCATGACACCTTAACTCATTTACCGAAGCTTTTAATAAACCATTCTTTAAACTCTCTGCTGATATCTTATTAAATATAGTTGTTGACATCAACTTATTTATATCACTATACTCATAATTATATAAATCCATAAACATTGATAAAGACTCTACATATGATATACAACCTATAACTTTATGTATCGTCTCTATCTCATAACTAATGTTATTTTTAGTCTGCTCGGTAATGGGGAAACTTAACCCCATTAACTCGCTTTTAGATTCATAATCTGTATCTAACTTACTAAATGACCTTAATGTATCTAACTCATCCTCTTGATTTGACATCTATAACCTATTCATTACTATTAAATACTGACTCATAAAAATCAACAAAATTCTCATGCTGCTCGATAACTTCATTCAACTTCTGATCGTGATATACCTTAACAATACGATTGAAATCAGATGCTTTTAACTCAAACTTCTCCTTCATACTCTCAACAATATCCTTCTGTAAATCACGCTCAGCTTGCTGACGTGTTAATGAATCACTCATCTCTTTAGCAGCTTTCTGTACAACTTCTAACTCAGGCTTAGTTAATGTAACTGACATAATATCTTCCTTTTTAAATTTATCTTGTATATCTATTTTATAATACTTTTCTAAGATGTTGAACACTTTCACTTAAATATTTTTAAGTAGCATTTCGTTTAACATGAGTCTATTATATAACACTTTAACCATATCTTGAACACTTTATTTATTAACTTCTGTTAATAAAGCGGAACAGAATAACGAACATCTGAACAGCGGAACAGAATAACGAACATCTGAACAGAAACTAAATAGTCTGAATAGTGGAACAAAATAACGATTATCTGAACAGAAACTAAATAGTCTGAACAAAAATACCTAATAAAACCAAAACAATCTGAATAGAATGCTTAAAAGATCTATAAACGAGAGCTCGCTCGATACTTCTTCTATGGTCCGAAAAAGAAAGGGGATAATGTTATTCAGCGCAGGGAGCTTGCGACCTTACCCCGAAGGGGTCAATTAACGTTTATCTATATATTCTGCGTTTAATTCCGCGGCCCCCGTTTGAAGTATTAGTCTATACCCTTCGGGTAGGTCGCTTCGCTCCCGATCTGTTGTTCCGTTGCCTTCCGCGGGCTCCTTTAAATAATTTTAATTATTATTAATAATTCTATATTGGGGTTATTGGAATAGAGTCCAATTCTCAGCTAAATCCCCAATGTTCAATTAACCAAATAACGGTGGTTCTATAGAACAGCCAAATCATACTTCCTCAAGTACTAGGAATTCTCATCCATGTTTAACATTTTCCTTAAGTATAATAAACTAATATACCTTGACGTAAATGCCTAAAAATCTTTCGCAGTTAATTTCGTTTAAACCGGTCAGATGCTGACATGATCGAAGGGGTTCAATACCGCACCAACGTCATGTTTCTTTTTTTGTAGCAGAGATACAACTGCATATTCCATAATATTATTTTCACAACTAATTGTTGTTTTTAGTCTATAGGGTGTTATTATAACATAATTACTAATTATGTTGAACACTTTATTTTATATATTTATATCACACATTTTCTTCTATTCAGAATATGAAACTTTATGCTTACGCTTCCTATCAGTTAAATTCTTCATCTTCTTTTTCTTATCATTTTCAACTGTAGCACGATTAAACTCACGAGCATGCTTAGCAACAAAATTGTTCTTCATTTTTACTTCCTTATTCTATATATACAACTTATTATATCATATTTCTAAAAGATGTTGAACACTTTTGAATTATCAATAGTAACAAACTCACCACTCTTACCACCTAATAACTCAATCAATATCCTAAATACTAATGGATTACATATTAAACCAATATGACTACCATATACCTCAATATCTTGAAAAACTGTATTACTTAAATTCTTATCCTGCCTACACATCTTCCAATGTACAATTCCATCTTGCTTAGTATATATGTGCGTACATGGCACTTTAGGCTGTATTGCCAACTCCATATATTTTTTATCTTCATCATCTCTAAAATCTGGGTTAAATATCTCATATACAGCCGAAATTATATTATCAACCCTACCCCTCATATCAATTGGACTTCCTAATGATATTATCTGCTCTATATACTCCGGACTTTCATGAGCTAACTTACGAGCATATAAACCACCTAAACTATGACCAATTAATACTAACTTCTTATTATGCTTCTTATATGTCCTAACTAACTTATTATAACACATCCTATAAGTCTCAGGCTTATCTCCATAATTACGACCAGCTCCCCACATCACTACAGTATGACCTATATTCTCTAAAAAATCTCTTAAATACTCTAATGACTTTTCTGAACCAGTGAAACCAGGTAATAACATAATCAACTTAGAACCACTATGCTCAATGTCTAACAAACTAGACATCATGACTTTTGATATACCTAACTCTATTGTGGCTCTTAATAAATCACTACATAATAACAACTTACTTGGATTTGGCTTGGGTTCTATATAATACATATTGATTACTCCTGTTTAATGTATTTATATACCAAATCTTAAGCCAATATTGAAAGTATATTCTCACTACCTATAGGATTCTTTGAATGTATATAAAATATTTCAACTTTCCCTAATATCTTCAATAACTCTCTAGCACAATCTGCACCAGTACGCTCTTGATATACATCGTCAAGCTCCATTGCTACTTCACCAAAAGCTGACTGTATAGGTTCCATTGGCCGCATTTCATAATCCTGTAAATCATGGTCAAACGAATAACAATCAAAACTATCGGTATTTATAGCCTCTACAAACTCATTATATGTACGAACTACTTTCCATTCAATATCTTCTCTATTAATATAATTAACCCATGTTACATCTGATGGATTACGTTCATCATCTAAAAATAAACCTTTCATCTCAACTCCATTTATTTTCTATTAAGCCACTCTAAATCTTCTTTAGTTAACCAAGTTTTAATACTTTTTAACCAACTTTTTTTACTCTGTGGTATTTCTATATCTAACAATTCAACTATAACTTTCTTAGTTTTACTAACTGATAAATTATCCATTTTCCAATATTCTTCTAATATAGGTAATGAACATACTGGCCCAAGAATAGCTTTTTTCCAGCCACCCTTATATACAACAATTGATACAGAATCAATATTTGGATGATATGAAAAGAATACATCATGCTCAGTCTGACTTATTTCATAACAAAACTCTGATAACTCTTTTAACTCTTTTACTTTTTCTGAATTAGTCATTTTTGCTTTCCTTTAGTTTCTATTATATCACACAAAACTATATATATGAACACTTTTATTCATTAATTTTAACAACAATTGTACCTATTTCAACTATACTCGACTTTTCATATAATACATCTATTACAACTTCATCAGTCTCACCTAATAATGTAACTCGCCACTTTCCTACCGATATACCCTTTACTGTAATTTTACCATCTTCTCCAGTAAAAAACATAACTTCATCACTATTACCACTTAATGGTATTAACCTACCAGCCTTTAATATAATAGGCTCATTATACTGATCTACTAAAATACCACGCAAAAACATATTTGCCGAACTTCCAACACCAATAGCTGTACCACTAGCATAGCGATTCTTAACCTTAAACGAACTATTATCTATACTCGCTAAACTACTTAAATCTGTAGCATTTACCTTATATTCACTAACTTCATAACTGCTAATATCCGAAACTACTGCAGAACCAAAACTATCTATTCTTGCACCATCTCCAAACTCAACATTCCCTTCAAAACCTGGATTAGCATAAAAAATAGCAAAACTATCTTTTATTGGCTTTGTAATACCCCAATTATTACCAGCAAATGCTACACCCGTTTCAACATACCATGAAGCACTATATTCTTTAGAATCAATATAACTAGCATCTAATACAGATTTACCACGGGCTCCGCCAGATATCCACTGACCTCTCCTCTCTTTTATACCATCATATAACGACTCAGAAAACTGATATTTTGACTGACTGTAACCCTTACGATACTCACTATATATCTTAATACTCTTATTTTTACTATCTTTATATGTATTCTCTACATGATACCTAGTAAATGAATTAGCTGGATCAACATACTCATATGCTACTTTACTACGCTCTAACTGAGAATCATAATTTGACTTAACATAATGCGATGAACCATAAGGTCTCCACTCAAAATTAATAGCCCAATATTTATTAGTTTCTCCAGCATATTGTATACTACTATATGTACACCACATATTAATATCACCAACACTCTGCTCTAAACGAGCTCCCCAACCAAATGCTGTATCAATATCTGGATTATGAAAATCAACACGACCAGCTAATATAGATAACTGAGTATTTGTAGAAAAACCTAAACTTAAATAAGGCGCAACTAATGAACGAATATCAGGAATATCCCAAGGAAAATCTACTTCATTAACTTCATAATTACTCTTGAAATCTTCACTAAAATAATTAGTCCTTAAACCATACCCCGTAAATGTTGCTTCATATGAACCTATAGGTGTATACCTAGCATCACTACTCCATTCAAACTGCTTAGCCCAACCAGTATCTCCAATCTCATCTTTACTACCAGCTACATCTAATGTTAAATAACCAAGCGATGTACCCCACTGCTGAATAAAACCGAAAACTTTTAACTTCTCTTGATATTGTAAATAACTACCAAGCGTTAACTTATCATTTAAACCATATCGTAAATATCCTAAAACTAACTTATTATCATTGTCTAACTCAGATAAATTATCATCTTTAATATATGGTGAACCAACAGCTATATCATACTCCATCTGACCCATCTTTAACATATCATAACGCTGATAATATGTATCCTGAACCTTATTATATGTACCGTCTGAACCAACTGTATCAATCCTAATCTTATTAAGCCCTGCCTCTAATGGTATATCCTTAAGTCTATATCTACCAGATGGTAACTCCACTTGATAAGTAATCTTACCATTAACATAAACCATTATCTCACTATCAGAACTAATTATAAAATCATAATAAAAATCAGATGTATATGCTACATCATAATCACCCATAGAAACACGCTTGTTTATTCCTATACCAAAAAGATGACTATTAATACCCTTAGCTAATGGTGGAGGCGCTAATGACCAATCAATATTCTGTGGCTCTTGATCACCTAATATAATATGTGAATCAGAATTTTCTACTATAATACGAGCACCACGATTATACCACTCTTGTGAAATACTATCTTCATGCTCTCCCTCATACTGAAATGTTAAATTATTCCACGATAATGAAGCTTCTACTAATTGAGAACCACTATACTCTTCTATACTATCACTATCATAACTATTACTAGAATATAAATTAAAATATCCAGATAATGGCTTACTAGTATATTCAATATCTCTAAGATTTTTTGGCATATAACTTATAGTTAAACGCCGACGTATATCGGGCGGGGTCTTTATTTCTAATCTGAATAACTCTATATTAAAACTTATATCAAAACCACGCTTACGCATAATTGATATATTTAATATATTATTATCCTTAATCCATACCGGATCTATACTAACACCAGGCTTAAAATGTGGTTCTATTACTGATAATATCGACTTAGGTAATATTATATTATTATTAGTACTATCCCATTTAATATTTTCTTTTTTATCAATATATTGGCCATCTATATACATATCAACCGATATATCACGAAATACTGGCTCAGGCATCTCTATTCCAAATACCTTTTTATACAAACTAGCTTTTTCTTCATATAACGAAAATTGGGCTAACGCCGAACACGAAAGCCCAATTGCTATTAATGATATAAACCTAATATTAAAAAACACAATGATCTATTCTTTATGTATTTCTACTAATTCAACTTTATTAACTGATAATAAAGGCTTATCTGATACTATCTGTATCGGAATTCTTCGTATCTCTCCAGCTAAAAAATTAGCTTGAGATGTTTTACCAAAAACAATATCTTTAACATCATCATATGGATAAACATTTATTAACTTATCATCTAACTTTATCTCCCAATAATCGCTAAATAATGAAGCAGTTCCCTTATTCTCAACTAAAACATATAACATCTGCTCTTTGCTATCCCACTCATATGATATTAACTTCATATCGGGCTTACTATTAGGTGGCTTAATGTATAAAGTTTTTACTGATTCAAACATCATCTTTAATGATGAACTATCATTATAACCAAAATCTATGGGCAATTGTGTTACTACTATACGAAGAGGAACCTCTTCTTTAGGCATTTTTCCTGTCCATAATAATGTTACTAATGACTTAGAATTAGCATTAACTAATACATTAGAAGGTAAAACCTCAATATCTGGATATATACCAGTTAAAAACTCTTCACCTTCTACGTTAAACTCTCGCGTATAAATTTTAATCTGTAATGCCAATGGCTTATCACTTATATTAGCAACATACATAGGCATATTTCTTTTCTCTGTAGAATAAAATGTCCACTGCTTAAGATCAACATCAAAAGCATTAGCTATATTCATACTACTAAATAATACAATAATAATAAAAAACAATAAAATTTTACGCAAATTTAACATTATAACATCGACCCCTTATCTTCGGCTACACTTAATGTCAATATATCATGATATAACTCATTTAATGCAACCGCATTACCACCATTAATATTAACATTAATCTTAGCTGTAATATTACCATCTATAGCTGGCTTTATTTCTCCACTTGTACTAGAACTGATTAACATAGCAGGACACATCTTAGCATCAGTATCAGAAAAATGACAAGAATTTACAGTAACAGCTGAAAATGAACCCCAACTACCTGTACCCTGTACTAAACTTACACTATATGCTAAATTATTGTCACCACTAATTAACCCACCATTTTTTGACCTTATAGAAACTCTATAATTACCTATCTTATTACTGAAAAATGATAATGCATTCCTCTCAGTAAACTCGGACTGACCGTTAGGCTCAATCAACAAATCTATATTCTTATCACCCCTTAAACCATAAACACCTGCAACACTTGCTGTTAAATTAAGGGTTGCATCCGATACACTCTGCGCACTTACTTGCGTTGTAGCAAGTGCTAAAGCGCATACTATTATACTATTACGCATTCTAACATACGCGCTAGTGATAGCTTTTAACTTCATTTCGTTTTCCTTTTTTAGTTTTAGTTATACTAATTAATATACATAGCAAACAAAACTCTTTATAGGCATTTATTGAACCTCTTAAAGAATCACAAAACATTATCTTTTCACTACCTTAACGTTCCTATTAATACGTGTCTTCTTAACAGCAAGAACACGCAAACCAGGAATTTTTGAACCTTTACGAGTACTATCATTGCGAATTAAAAAATATACCTCATAATCACCCTTTAATTCACTTGGACTCGTAATAATCTTTGTAACATCAATTATTACACTTTCTGTATCTGCATCAATCTCATACTTACCACTAAATGTTTTCTCTATAACACATCCATTTGGCAATATATCACTTCCAAATACAACATTAATTATTTCTTGCTTACTAGCTTTAACCGCTAAATTTGGTGCTAATGTATAAACTGAACCAACTTTTGGATGCTTCTCAACTTTAACATTACCAGCCTCCACTTCACGATCAACAATCTCTTTCATCTGAGTACCCCAATAAGAATCAGCAGATTCCCATATCTCAGCATTATCTTTCTTTATAGAAATTGGATACTTATTACCATTCTCATCAATAATATTAACATCAGCCTTCTTACGATTCTTTGTATCACCACCAACTGCTTCAGCTCTAACAGCCATAGGTATTGTAAACTTCTTCTTACTAGACTTAAATACTAAATCCATAGGACCATCAGCTAATGCACTATTTACCATATTAATCAATGTATACTCATTCTGTATACCAGCACTAGCTTTACCTTGCTTCGACTTTGGCACAGCACCTATAGCAAACTTACCAATACGTACCATCCCGACTGACGAAGAACCAAAATCCGGGTCATACGCAGCACCATAATTGGCAAAATGAACTTGTATTTTTTCTAATAAAGCAATTCGATTATCATTGGTTAAAACCGAAAACCTTTTTGAACTTATCTTTTTAAAATCACTAATACCAATCTTCTTAAGAGATGCTTGAAGCTCTTCAATATTTTCTGGCATTTCAAAACCAGTTTCAAGATCTAAACTCTTATTATCTGGTACTGTCATTTTCTGCTCAACAAACTGAGCGAATGATTTATATCTCATTTTAGTATTCCTTAATATAATTGTTATATTTATATTTATAAC